TAATTTCATTCCACGTTATAATTCCAGTTTCATTTGTTCTTAATGTTAATGGAACTCCGGTAACATTTACTACTGCGTTACCTGTAACCACTATACCACTAGCTGTACGCAAGGTCAATTGATTTTGAAGGGTAGATGGATTGATAACAGCGCTACCTGAAGCGGCACTTGTTGCGTCCATAGTGCCTAAAGTTAATGGTACTTTAAGATCTGTATCAGGAACAACTGCTGTACCTTCAATAGTAAAAGTTCCTATTTGAGCTGTTCTTAACTCTAAAGGATCTGGGGACACTACAACATTAACTACAGTGGTAGCTATTCCTACAGGCCCAACAGTTAGATTTAAAGGTATCCCAACAGGATTAACAACAACATCCCCCAAAAATGGAGAACTTGCAAAAGGTTGTGTTGAAAATGCGTCTTGTCCTAATAACATATATAATCCTTAAAAGGAGGCAGTAGGGTATGTGGTGGTGCCACTGCCTCCATCTAAGAATTATATCATCGTTTAAACCAAGATGGAAGTCCTAATTATTTTTTACTAAACCAAGATGGAAGACCTAAATGAGGGCGCTTATCGAACATATTATCTTTAGCTCCCTGAGTTTTTCTATTATTATAGTGAAGAAATACTTGTATACATTCTTTACCTTTGAATTTTTCTCTCCAATGTTCTAGTTCACAGCCAGAATAAACGAGCATATCTCCTGGTTTTAAATCAACTTTAATGCCTTTTGTGTTGTCCGATACATAACCAACACCTGGTTTTGTACTACCTTTTGTAGAATCTGGTTCTAAGTATATTGGCCAATCATCACCCCCTAGATTCATAGTCGTAGATATTTCACAACTAAACCTATCTTTATGTCTTTTTAAAACATCACCTTTTTTATATATTCTTGCATAAGTATAAGCTGGGTATAGTTTAAGTCCTGTTACCTTTTCCATTTCTGGTTGGCATTTTAACATTAAAGTTTCCATAGCTATATTCGCATAGTGACTATAGGTTTCTGGTATCTGTTCATTTTTAGCTTCATAATGACCTATCATATCTTCAAAGGGAGATATATATCTTGTAGCTCTACAGGTATCATAAACTTGTTTTTGCATTCTAAAATAATTTGCAACGAAAGCTGCTAGGTCTTTTGATATAGCTTGACGCATAACTGTATATTTTTTCTTTTTAAAATCCATAATTAAAACTAATACTAATCCTTTCTTCTTTATTTAAATTTGGTTCAACATAATGTGTTAAATAAGATGGAAACAAAAGACATAAATTTTCTTTAGGTTTAAATTCCCAAGTTGAAGAATTATATTCATTAAATTCACTAAGGTTCTTATAAAAAACATCTAAATTTTGTTGTGTAAAACAAATTTTACCACAATTTTTAGGGGTATTAATATAATAAACCCCGGATACAATAGCACCTAAATGATCGTGTGGTCTATTAAAAGAACCAAACTTATTTATATTACACCAGAAATTAGTAAGAGCTAATTCTTTATTAAGATGTAATTGGTTTTTAATATCTTTAACAATAAAATTTATTTTATCAAAAAGATTGTCAAACGGTTTTTCTGCACTAACAAAACTATTACTTTGCCATCCACCATAATTACTTACGTTTCTACCCTTATCTTTAGATTTAATTTTTAAAATGTCTTTTTTCAATTGTTTTGTATTAAATTCAAAAAATTCTTCATGTATATACGAACTAAAAATATTATACATCTTTAGCCATTTCTTTTGGCACCGCCTGTATATTCCAATGTATAAATCTAAATGGTTCAAGTCCAAAGTCTACTGAATATTCGTGTTCCAAGTAACCTGGAAATATAATTAAAGTCCCTGGTGTAGGTTTAAAGTGAATTAATTCTGTACCACCCCATACACCTTTTAAGTCTGGTTTCATTTTTAATTTTGTAGATCTTGCCCCGGTTCTCGGTTCGTGAAAAACTGGCCTAGATGTTTTATCACTACACTTTAAAAAGTAAAAACCCGATACATGTTGATTCCAATGTATATGTGCTGAATGATGACCACCACCTTTTTTAGCAAACTCTTGTACCCACATCTCACTAAATAATGTTGTATATTGTGACATGTCAAAACCTTGATGATCTAAATAGTCCCAAGATTTTTGACCTATATAATTTCTAAAATCTAAAAAATCATTATCATTTACTAATGGTGTTGAATGATAACTTGTACCAAAATCACCCCATTCTTTTATTCTTTTCTTTTCTCTATTTCGTGCTTCTTTAATATATTTGTTAGAAGCTTTGTTTAAAGATTTTACAAACTCTGGTTTTTGTTCTGACCAAATGGTCGTGTTAAAATAGTTATTTATATACATTATCTAAACGGCTTTCCTAAATGCCAGACAACAAGACTATATCTTGTGCCAGCGGTTACTGGTTTAACTCTATGCCAAACAAAAGAAGGAAATACAATAATAGATCCTTTGGGTAAAATCTCTTTTGCTTTTCTTAAATGTTGACTTTCATCTCTCATATGGGGCTCATAGTTTCTAAAATCAAATTCTAGTTCACCACCTTTGTATTCTGAACCATCTGTTAACTGACAAGTCATAGATAGTTTTCGAATTTTTCCGTTCTCTGGTCCTTCTTTTTCATATGGTTTATGCCAACTATCACAATGCCAATCGTAATATTGGTTGTGTTTGTATTTTGTAAATTGACACGATTCACTTCTTTCCCAATCAAAATTCCAACCTGCCATTTTATTTGCTTTATGCACATAAGGATGTATCTCTTTATATATCCAAGTATCATTCAGCCATACTACATCAGATTTTCTTTTTCTTTGTAGATTCTTAACTTCTTCTTTATTTAATTTTCTATCACCAAAACCACCAGTGAAACCCATTACTTCTTGTTTAGAGTTAGCGTATGCTATTACATCATCACAAAATTTAGGTGTAAGAACACCACTAAAATACCAATAATAATTAGATATATTCATAAGTTATTGTTTGTACATAGTTTAATGAATCTTTTTGATTATTGGTTAAGTAATACATATTAGTTGAGGGAAACATAATAAACATATTGTTTTTAAGTTTTATATCCCAAGATCTACCTTTACGTCTGTTATCTTCATAATGTATTCGAACATTACAATCTTTAACTTTGACACCATATAATAATGTAAAGTCCGGAGAGTTACGTAGATCCACAGGATCTATATTTAATAAAGGAATTGTCGTCTCCGCAGGCTTATACATATTGCCCCACGTTTGTTTGTTAACTAGATTGATACCATATTCAATACCAATATGATCTCTCATATATGTATTTAACATATCCCAAGTTCTTGAAAATGGAAAATCTTTGTTTTGAATTACTGATTGTAAGATGTCGCCTGATAATTTATCTCGGTCAATGTCCCAATCTTTAGGCATATCGACATCACCGTAATATAATGATTGTTCTGTTAATACTTTCTTCTGCATACCACCACCATTTTTAATTTATGCTTTCGAATCTGTCAAGTCCCAAGATTGATTAGCTTCATTCCAACCATAATACCAATGATGTGTATTAGCTGTATTTTGTGAAGTTTGTTCAGCTGTTAATGCTGGGGGATCACCGATCGGTGAATTCCAACTAGCAGTCGTAGTATTTTTTACCCAAGATGCATAAGGTTTTTTAGGGAAAAACATATTGTTATCTTCATCCCATTCATAACCTATACCGGCGTAGTTACCTCTAAATGCTTTTGAGTTATCACCAGAGTTATGTGTGTTATGTGCTGTATTGTATGAAGTTTGAATCCACATTTGTGCAGGCCAATTGTTGTGTCTCTCTAAATATTGTTGACCTACTGATTCATCTTCAACGCCATCAGCGTTTAACATATCAGAATTATTCAAAGTAAGTACTTGAATAACTTTTCCGTTTGATCCTAGTTTTGCAAAATGTGCCATAATGTTTCTCCTTATATCTTATTTTTAATTACCATTCAACTATTGATATTTATATCTTATTATTACTATTCCAGATCCGCCAGTTCTTCCAATAGTTGGACCAGAGCCTCCACCAGGGGAACCACCACCGCCTCCTGTATTTGTTGTTCCAGCCACTCCTTCATTACCTTGTGTTCCACCAGCTCCACCACCACCAGTACCACCGGTCCCCGCAGTATTTTGAGGAGTAGATGCACCTCCCCCTCCTCCACCAGATCTTGCTGTTGGAGTTCCATTTATTGAAGTTGTTAATCCTGCTCCGCCATTTCCTGCTGCACCAGAACCATCTTGTCCAGCTGCACAAGCACCACCACCACCACCAGCTCCTGCATCGGGCGGTCCTTGAGGTGAGTTTCCTCCTGGATTACCTTGAGGAGGACTTACAGGAGGTGTGTTTCCTGCTGCTCTACAAGTATCATTACCACCACCACCTGTTCCGCCACCAGAACCTCCTGTGTCTCCAGTTCTACAACCATCGTGACCACCCACTCCACCACCGGCAGATGATATAATTGAAAAAGTTGAAACTCCTCCTGGAGTTCCTCTTCTAGTAGGTGTTGAAGAAGCAGGGCCTGCAGTTCCTCCAGCACCAACTGTGATTGGATAATCTGTTGCTGTCACTGTTACACCTGTTGGTGCCACAGCAGGTGAAGATGTGTAAGGAGTAACCGGGCTTTTACCTTCTCTAAAACCACCGCCTCCACCACCGCCACCACCGTTACAACCACCTCCCATTCCTGGACTTCCTCCACCACCAGCTACTGCTAAATAAGAAACTACATTATTTGCTGCAGCTAATGCTACACTTGCCACACTAAAAGTACCTGGACCTGTAAAGGTATGAATTTTGTCATTTCCACAAGTGGTAATAGTTCCACCTGTTGCTACTATATATGGATTGGTCACTGCGTATGATTGTAAACCATCATCAGTTATTAACCAACCTTGAACGGCATCTATATAAACTAATGTTACTGCTAAACCTTGTGTTGCTAAAATTGCATTATTAGTTGAACCACCTATTTTTTCTGAACCATTAGAAATTAATATACAATTATCTGTGTCCCAAGTATTTGCGTAATCTTTTACTGCAATAACAGCTCCCGCAGTTCCTGCTGGTAATGTTACATCAACCTCTCCCGAAGTTGTATTTACAAAATATCCTTCGCCAGTGACTGCTGTAAAATCTGTTGTCTTAACTGTTGTATTCCAAGAAGCTGAACCTGTTGCACCAAAACCTGATGCAGTACCAGAGTTTGTTATTGATACACCAGCAGGAATTGTGAATGTATCTCCACTATCCCCTAATGTGGTTGTACCACACGCTGTTCTCGGACTAATTTTATTTACTTTTATTTCACTCATAATTTTTACCTATTGGTATCTATACCTTATTATTACTACACCAGATCCACCTGTGCCGCCATCGCCGGAACCTTCAGAATAACCTCCAGCTCCACCTCCACCACCTCTGTTAGTAGTTCCTGGACTTCCGGGATTATTATTTGGTGAACCGCCTCCAGATCCTCCAGTACCACACGGACTTGCTGGTCCTCCAGTTCCTGCAGTTCCTCCTCCACCTCCAGCATAGGCTAAAGGACTCCCTGATATTTGTGTTGTAGCTCCAACTCCTCCACCTCCAGCTCCACCAGGACCACCAGCACTTCCTGCAGCAGTGGCTCCGCCACCGCCACCTCCAGCTCCAACAGGTCCACCACCTGCACCACCATTACTTCCTTGTGGTGGTGTTGTTGATGGATCGTTTCCACTTGGAACGGGTCCTGGTTGATTATACCAAGCTCCACCTCCTGAACCACCGGGTGAACCGGCCACAGTAGGCGGTGCTTCTACACCACCTGTACCACCACCAGCTGATGTAATTGTTGAAAAAGTTGAAACAGAGCCATTAGATCCTTGTCTTGCTGGACCACATTCTCCACCACCACCATTACCACCGCCACCACCTCCACCAACGGCAATTGGATAACCTGTTGCTGTAACTGTAATTGCTGTTCCACAAGGATTACCATCTAGTGGACTCGCTGTATATGGAGTAGAGGAAGATTTATATTCTCTAAAACCACCGCCTCCACCACCACCGGCCCAATCTGAACTACCGCCACCACCACCAGCTACTACTAAATAAGAAACTACATTATTAGCCGCGCAACTTGCAAGACATGTAACTGTAAAAGTGCCTGGTCCGTTAAATTTATGAATTCTGTCATTTCCGCAAGTAGATGTACATCCACCTGTCGCAACTATAAAACTTGGTCTTGGTAAATCTGCGTTTGTAGCCCCTTCTACTGGTTGCCAACCTTGTGTAGTATCTCCATAAACTAAAACTACTGCTTGACCTTCAGTTGAAACTGTTGGGTTAACTGTACCACCTACAATATTAACACCATTTCTATTAACTGTTAAAGCGTGAGTTTGAAAAGTACCTGCGTAATCTTTAAATGCCACTATGTCCCCAACACTTGGAGTTGCTGGAAGCGTCATTTCGACAGCTCCACCAGTTGTATTTATAAAATAACCTTCACCAGATGCTGCTGTAAAATCACCGCTTTTAATTGATGTGTTCCAATTAACTGCACCTTCTCTACCAAAACCTACTTGCGTTCCATTATTAGTTATAGTTGCTCCAGAGGCAATTGTAATTTGACCGCCTGATTGAACTTGTATGTCTCCACCTGATTGAACTTGTTCTGTTACTCCGTTAGGAATAATAACCGTATCACCATTTTGACCCATAGTGATACTTGTTCCGCATTTATTGATGATGTTTGAATCATCTGAAACTTTATTTATATTATCTACTTTAATTTTACTTGTCATAATTATTGATATTTATACCTTATTATTACAATTCCGCTACCACCAGCTGCTCCTTTTCCAACACAATTTGGTAAATCATTGCTACCTCCACCACCTCCACCACCAGTGTTAACAGTTCCAGATACAGCAAAAGCTCCTGGACCTGGTAAATCATTTCTTGCTCCTCTTCCGCCACCACCGGTTCCACCACATCCTCCTTCATTTGGATGAGGTCCATATCCACCTCCTCCACCACCGCCAGCTCTTGCCACCGGTGAACCTGTTATTGATGTTGTTGCGCCATCACCACCATCTGGAGCTCCTGCTTGAGAGGGTTCTGGAGAAGTGTCATCTTGTCCTGCTTGAGTAGCACCTCCGCCACCCATTCCACCACTATTATAACTACCACAAGGTCTTGTTCCACCATCTTGACCTTGAGGTGGACTTGTTGGAGGTGTGTTTCCTGATGGTCTTGAAGTAGGAGCATCAGCAGCATTACCTCCAGCCGAACCTCCATCTGCTCCACGATTAGTAGGTGCACCTCCTCTTCCGCCAGCGTAACCTCCACCAGCAGATGTTATTGATGAAAATGTTGAAGCTACGCCATTTGTAGCTTGAGTTGATGGAGCAGGTTGACCTGTACCTCCACCGCCTACGGTTATTGGATAACTTGTTGCTGTAACTGTCACGGCATTTGTTGGCGCATCTGCCACCAAAGGCGATGCTGTAAAATTATCTACTGGCACGTTTCTACCTTCTCTAAAACCACCAGCTCCACCTCCACCACCAGCGCATCCTCCACCACCTGCACCACCAGCTACTACTAAATAACCCACTGTATTGTTAGCTGCTGTTGAAGATGTTGCACAAACACTAAAAGTTCCCGGTCCTAAAAATGTATGAATTTTGAAATTTCCACAGGTTGTTATACATCCCCCTGTAGCAATTATAAAAGGAGGTACCCCTGTTTGAGATGTTTCAGTTTCTTGGACATTAATCCAACCCTGTGTGGAATCAATATATACAAAAGTTGCTGATTGACCACTGACATCTAAAGTTGCATCTGCTGCGACACCACCTATTTTTGCACTAGCGTGGGGTTCTATCGTTAAATTATGGGTAGCAAAAGTTCTTGCATAGTCTGCAACAGCAAAGATGTCACCTGCACTTGGTGAGGCAGGTGTAATAAGAGTAAGCCCTCCACTAGTGGTATTCATAAAATAACCTTTACCTTCTGTAGCTTGAAAATTACCTGCTTGTGGAGTTGTTTCCCAATCTACTGCTCCTGTTCTTCCAAAACCTGTTTGAGTACCATTATTAACAACAGTGGTTCCAGAAGGAAAAGTTATTGTATCTCCTGAAGCACCAATTGTTAAATTAGTTCCGCATTGTGGTTCGACTGTATTTACTTCTATCTTTGACATTAAACTATTACCAATGTCCCTGTTATTGTAACGGTTGCTGGAATAGAAATTGGTCCGGCTAAAACACCGTTTTCAATTGTTTGTGTACCATCAATCGTGGCTGCTTGATTATTTATAAATTCATTGGGAGCTGTCTGCCCTCCAACATATTGGATTCCGTTTATTACTGCACTCATAATTCCTCCTACGAACTAATTTGGCTAATG